TGTATCTGTGCCACCTCCAGGTTTACCCATACCAACTTGTGCTTGTTGTGGTGGTTGACGTCTACCACACTCTATAATTTGTCTACACTGATCAGGTGTAAACAATGGTGTTGTTGTTTGCACAATCCAACTTTTCCATTTAGGTTCTGTGATGTGTCTATTTTCGTACATTAACTTACTCCTCTATTTCTAATTGGATCGTACTGCACATCCATGTTTGCAGCTAACGTTCTCCTGTACCCTGGTCCATTAAACGGATAAACTGTATGTCTCATGTCATAAGGAAATATAAAAAAATCTCTCTCAGCAATTTCTGGTTGATAATCTATATTTGCAAATTGACCACTAGATGATCCTAATATTTGTAGTCTACCATTCTGTGGTGAATCTGGTGATGAATATTCCACACCAAAACTTTGTGGTAATTTTAAAATCATCACACTAGATAAACCTGTAAACAATGATCCTTGATGCACGTGTACTGGATTATATTCATGTTCAAACATTTGATTTACCCATACAGAATTTAAATGCATTTTATATTCTCTTACCTTATTCCATTGTAAGTAATGTGTAAATTTTTGATGAAACCATTGCAGTACGTTTTGTGGTAAATGATTATGTCTAGTCATCTTTTCACTATCTTGACCATCAAAAAATAAACTATGTTCTTTTTCTATTTTACCAACCAATTGTTTGTTAGCAGGTTTAAGTTCAGGGTATTTAGTTTCATAAATATGATTAATAGTATTAAATACATCTAATGGCACTTGATATCTTGATACTGATTGACCTAAAAATACAAATTTAAAATCTGATGTGTCCATACTTTTCTTTTATCCTTTCTGGAATTTTTTCTATGTAGGGGTTATATACTTTTCTTACGTGTCCATCAAATAGTTTATGCATATTACTTCCAACTACTCTATCATCATAAGATAGACCATTCACAGACACTTGATCTAAGTTATCAAATCTATGGTTAAAATAAGTCTCATTTAAGAATTGATATATTTTTCTAAACTCTTGTTCTGGTTGTGTAACCATATCATCATACTTTACATAGTGACAAAGACCTGGATAATTATATGAATTTTTTATAGCTTCTAAATCTTTTGCAACAGCACCATCTTTGTTCATAATCACACTTAATTTTTCATCATCGTTTTTACAATTATATCTATTTGGAAATGCATCAGGATTTTCTGTGTACCATTGCATGTAACTAGCTAATACATCCATTAAATCTCTAAGTAATACAATACACTTAAATGGACGTTTATAGTGTTTTTGTATTAATGCTAAATTACCAACAGTTGTAACAGGACCTCTATCTATAATTATTCTTTGTGGCCAGTCTTTATAATAATTATCATATACTGCATCTAACACATTATCTAATGATTTATGGTCTGGATAATTATGAAACACATCTGTTTGTTTTAACAAAAACAAATCTTTCATTATCTCTAATGTAATAGAGTTAGGTGTTGCAGCTATTTCAGGATTTTGATTCATAATACTTGCAAATAAAGTATTACCCGATCTTGGCAGTGCAACTAAAAAGAATAGTTGTTTATTTTTCTTTTGCTCCGAGGTCACTAGTTAATTGTTCTTTCTTGTTGTAAATCATTTCTCCTGATTTCTTAACTCTTTCTATTGTTTTTAATTGACCTAAAACATTAAAAACTTCTGGTTGACTTGAACCAGATGTTAATGTCTCTGCTTTGTTTTTCATAATGTGATGATAAGATTCTAATTGGTGTCTATTAACATCTTGAGTATCAAACGTACCATCATCAAATTCTTTTTTAAGTTGTGACCATAGTTTTATTTCTCTCATACGATCTCTCGCAACTAATTGCATGTTAGCTAAACCGTATCTAGCTTCGTCTAAATCTATTTGATATTTAGTTAGTTTGTATTCGTCTTCTTCTGTCTCAATTTTTTTCTCTAACCATTTTATTTTTGCTTCTTGTCTTCTGCAATCAAATGATAAACTCATTAAGTTTTCTAAAAATACGTTTTGTTCTCTAACACACTGCCAATACTTTGCAGCTTTCGTTGGATATTTCATATCTTGAAGAACAGACATTCTCATTTCTGTCTCTGTTCTAAATACTTGTTTCTTGGTCCATGTGTCACGAAGCTCGGCTGTCATAGCCTTAAACTCTTTTAC